GTCTAAGTCATCCAGGCGTGTCTCACTCTGTGATGACTCCCTCCAGTTGGCTTGGTGCAGCCCCATCTGGCCTCCTAACCGTGCTATGTAGTCCAACGGTCCTTCTGTGTAGGATGGCAGTAAGGAGCGTTGCGTCTCCGTGTACACGTACATATCACGGGCTTGCAATCTGCTCATCCTTTCGAACTTCTCAAATGCGTCCATGCTCATACCAAAGCCGTGGACGTACTTGCGAAGTTCCGTCATTGAAGGAGCCGTTAAACTAGCCCCGAGTTCCGTTAATCTGTCCATAACGCGTTCACACCAGAAAGCGGCTCTCTCGTTAAACGGATTGTCAAGCAACAATCCGTTACACCGGGACAGAGAGCCGTTAGGGGTGTAATCTTCAGAATCCGGGTGAACGATGTGCTCTAAGGTCGTGTCGAGCGAACGCCAAGCGGCACCGCCTAGCATATATCGCCTACCTAAGAACGAAACGGTCTCGTCCCCCTTCATGCCATACCTATGTATGAGTCGTGAATGCTCACTACTCTCATCAGCATTGACTTGAAGGTGCAAGCCGTCCTCTAGCACCGTTTTCATGTTCTGAAGATTGACAACATTATGAATGTCCTTGGGCACAATCAAAATGTTATCATCACCGTGAACGCGCAACGTCACTCGTGGGTCTTCCTTTCCACATAGCAAAAAGTTTACCGCGGCAAGCATGTAGATGCCATCCGTCCAAGAATTGTATAAAGTAGTAAAAGGACTACCCGTAGTGTTGCCGACATTTTTACGCCATATCTGGCCGTCGGGCAAACATACCTTCGTCCTAATAATACTGTCCTCAATGTACTTGAACGCACGCCCTACTTTGCGACGCTCAGCTTTCGTCTCACGTCGATACATTTTGGACATGGATTGCAGTGCTGCGTTACCGCATTGACTGCCAATCCTGCTGTCGTACCGTGAGAAGTCCATTTTGATATACACAAAATTTTCTTCGAAAGCTTCAAACGCCTGTAGTGCTTGGTCCATCTGCTTTATAGTGTCAGCGGATGGCTCCTCGTGCCACGGGACTCTTTTGGTCAGGTGCGGACACAGATCTGCCACCAAGTTGTTTAAGAATATAGTGCCACCTCTATTAAAGGGTGACATCCCATACA